GGATCAGCCGCAACGCCGAGCGAACTGCCGGAGGTGTTCGCGTATTCAATGGTCGGTTGCCAGCCATGCGTCGTCGCTCGCCGCGAGCTTGCCGCTGCAACCGACCTGCCGTTCCGAGTGGTGTGGCGCGACGAAGCCGCTCCGGCCTGGCTGACGTCCCGCCCCGCGTTCTGGTGGCACGTTAGCGGCCAGCAACCGACGCAAGCCGACGTGGCCAACACTCGGCAAACGACTGGATGGTCAGGAGTCAAAGACTTCTCGCAGCGATGGAAGGCAACGCGGACACCAAAGCCGCATCGGGCCGGGGGTGCCGCGTCTGCTCTCCCGTTTGTTCCAGCGGTCGATCGCACAATCACACAGCACGCCGGCCACGCCTGCCCGTCATGCGGTCGGACGCAGTACGCCATCGCCAACGGCAGCGGGCCGAACCACACGCACCGCTGCGGAGCGTGCGACGTGACGTGGTGGCACGCGGATCAGTGATTCGAACCGCGAACAATCTCAAGAATTCTTTTCAGAATGCCGATTTGTTTGTTTACTTGCTGACGTTAGCGGCTAAGATTCACCCAGACGCGAACGAAACCACTAACCCAAAGGAACGAATGATGATTACGACCAACCAACTGAACCAAGTCGCAACGCTGCTCGGAACGACGGACAAGAACTTGGTTTTCTCAGTCTGCATCAAGACGCTGGTTGACGCGGGAATGTCCGCTGTGGACGCGATGAAAGAAGTCTGCGGAGTCGAGAACACCAACGCGATGATCGGCAAACTCTACGACGACCTGCGAGCCTAATCCGCACCGAATCCACCCGCCCGCCGAACTCTCCGGCGGGTCGAACGAGGAAAGAGAATCATGCCAGCGACCTACAAGATCACGCCACACCGCAACGGCTACCGCGTCACCGATGAATCTGGAGCGGTCGAGATCGTGTCTGGAAAGCGGTCAATGATGCAGCCGAGCCAGTTCAACGTCTTCGAGATCGCCTACGACTGCCGGCTGGCCGGAGCGATTGACGGAGAGATTGACACGACGCGATTCGACATAAATTCTTTGACGATCACAGTCACCACTGTAGCGGAGTAGACCCCATGAAAAAGAAACACCTCACCGCGTCCGAGATGCAGGCTATTGGCTGGGCCAACCGGCCGCCGGACTCTCCGGCAGGCCGCGACCAATCTCAAGAATTCTTTACCGAATGCCGATTTATCGGTTTACTTACTGACGTTAGCGGCTAAGATTCACCAATCGAAACCAACTGACTCCAACCGCAAGGGGAAACGAAATGAAACAACTCTACCTGATTCACGACGCAATCGGACAAATTGGAAGCCAAATCGCAGGCACGAAAAAGCGTGCCATTCAGTTGTTTTCCAAAAAGCACGACCTGACGCTGGCCGTCAAGCCGATCAAGGCTTACTCGATGGCGAACGAAAAGATTCCTGAGTAACCACCACCCGCACCCAGCCAACAGCCCGCAAACGCGGGCTTGCGGCGTTTGAAGACACGCAGCCAACCGAACCACTAACCGGAGACGAGAGAACATGATGGATTCCATCGCGATGAAGCTGAGAGACCACCTTGCGTCGAGCAACACCGCAACGATCAACGATCTTGTGACAGACGGCCTGTATCGACAGGCACGACGCATTCCCGAAGACGCCGAAACCGATCTCGAAGAGGTCGAGGAATGGGCGGTCGATTGTCTCAACGGATTGCGTCAACAAGAGCGTGATCGTGCTGCTTGGGACGAAGTCGCCAGGCGTGGCAAAGCGTTCGCAGCCAAATAACCCACCACGCACCCGCCCGCCGCAATCGCGCGGCGGGCTGAACGAGGAAACACTGCGATGAATTCGTATCAAGACTTCATGGCCACGAAACACGTCCGAGCGTTGCGGCACGGTTTTGACGTGACCGACGACTCGATCAATCAATCGCTGTTCGATTGGCAACGGTTAATTGTTCGGTGGGCGTTACGAGTTGGTCGTGCGGCGTTGTTCGAGGACTGCGGACTCGGCAAAACTCTTCAGCAACTCGAATGGGCGTCTCAGGTTTGCCAGCACACTGGCGGAAACGTACTACTGTTATGTCCGCTCGCGGTCCAATGGCAGACGATCCGCGAGGCTGAGAAGTTCGCGATTGCGACACCGTGTAAAGTCTGCGAGACGCAAGCGGACGTTGGCAACGGTATCACGATCACGAATTATGAGAAGCTCCACCACTTCGATTCGACGAAGTTCGTCGGCGTTGTGCTGGACGAGTCTAGCGTTTTGAAATCCTACACCGGGAAAACAAAACAGGCACTCGTTAAGCAATTCGCGGACACTCAATATCGACTCGCCTGCACCGCAACGCCTGCCCCGAATGACAGAATGGAACTCGGCAATCACGCGGAGTTCCTTGGAGTGATGCCGAGCAATGAGATGCTCGCCAGGTGGTTTGTGAATGCTGGTGACAAGGTTGGAGCGTACCGACTTCGGAAGCATGGCGAAGAGGAATTCTGGCGTTGGGTAGCCTCATGGGCAGTGTGCATTTCATCGCCGAGCGATCTTGGGTTCGACGGAAGTCGCTACGAGCTGCCGCCGCTGAGGCTGCAAGAGCACATCGTTGATTGCCTCGTGCCGGCCGGGTATCTGTTTCAACCGACCGAACTAATCTCAGCGACGAATGTACATCGCGAGAAACGGGCCGCGTTGAACGAGCGAGCGGATCAAGTCGCGGCACTCGTCAACGGAGACTCTGATTTTTGGGCGGTGTGGTGCGACACAGACTATGAGGCCGACGCATTGCTGAAACGCATTCCCGACGCCTGCGAGGTGCGTGGCTCGCAATCGAACCAACAGAAAGAGATTCGCTTGCGTGATTTCACCGATGGCCGAATTCGAGTCATCATCACAAAGGCGGAGATCGGCGGGTTCGGAATGAACTGGCAGCACTGCCACAAAACGACGTGGTTCGCTGGCTACAGCTACGAGCGTTGGTATCAAGCGATCCGCCGACTCTGGAGATTCGGCCAAACGCAGCCAGTTGAGGCTCACGTTGTCCGCACCGACCGCGAGGAATCAATCGTCGAGACCGTGCGAAGAAAACAGGAACAGCATCAAGAGATGCAACGCGAGATGGCCGGGCGGATGCAAGCGGGAATGAAAGAGGAACTCGGAATCGGTTCGACTACGTTGCGGGTTTACGAACCTGCGAAGACTGTAAAAATTCCAAAGTGGCTTCAAACGAAAGGCTAGTCTGCGATGAAAGCGATCAACGAACAGCACGGACAAGATTGGACGATGTTTCATGGCGACTGCGTGGATGTTGTGCGGCAGTTACCAGACTGCTCTATTGACTACGGTGTCCACTCACCACCGTTCGCGAATTTGTTCATTTATTCAGACTCAGAAGCCGACATGGGGAACTGTGCCAGCACTGAGGAATTCATTCGGCATTACGAGTTTCTGATTGCGGAGTTGTTCCGCGTGACAGTCGTTGGCCGGTTGTGCTCGGTCCACTGCAAAGACCTGCCGAAGTACGCCAACCGCGACGAGACGACAGGACTCTTCGATTTCCCTGGCGACATCATTCGGGCATTTGAGAAGTTCGGATGGTCATATCATTCGCGAGTCACGGTATGGAAGTGCCCGGTGATTGAGCGTGAGCGAACGAACAACAACGGACTTTTGCACAAGACAATCAAGCGGGACTCGTCGCAGGTGCGGCAAGGTATGGCCGACTACCTGTTGACGTTTCGCAAGCCGCCATTCGGGACGCTGATGAGTGACAAGCCGATCGTGAGGCCGAACGGAATCACTAACTACGTCGGCACCGAAGACCCGCGACTTGAAAACCAGCCTGACCATCCATCGCGTTTCTCACGGACACCAAGCCGCGATCCTGCACTCGCAATCTGGCAACGCTACGCTGAGCCGGTATGGTGGGATATCGACCAAATGGACGTGCTGAATTTCAAGCACGCTCGCACGGATCGTGATGAGCGGCATATCTGTCCGCTTCAGATCGGGCTGATCGAACGAGCGATTGAATTGTGGTCAAATCCTGGTGATATTGTGTTGTCGCCGTTCGCCGGAATCGGAAGCGAAGGCGTTGGGGCGTTGCGGCGTGGCAGGAAGTTTGTCGGCGTTGAGTTGAAGGACTCATATTTCGAGGCCGCTTGCAGACATCTCGCGAGCGAGGAAACAAAAAAGAAAACACAAGAGCGGTCGTTGTTCTCACACGAGGAATTTGAAACATGATCTTGCGAAAGAAACACCTCACCGCGTCCGAGATGCAGGCTATCGGTTGGGCCAACCGCACGCCGGCTCAACGCCGCGAGCACCTGGCCGCGATGGGCCGGGCGTCCGCTGCGGCTCAGACGCCGGAGCAACTCGCCGAGCGAGGCCGAAAGGGTGCGATGGCTCGGATTCGCAACATCGAAGCGAAGAAATTGGCCGAAGCCAAAAGAAAAAAGACGCTGAAAACGCCGAAGAAATAGCGGCTTTCGCCGATTTGTTAAAGAGATTTCCATAAATTGTCGATAACTAGCTGGACGGGACTTGCTGACGTTGGTAAGATTCGACCAGACAAACGCAAACCACCTGACCTCGAACTTGGAAACGAAAAATGGTCCGCAAATACAAACTCGCCGAAGCCATCCAAATTGCCGCTCGCGACGGGAACCCGGTTCTGTCAATTAACCAAGACGTGATCCAAGATAACCCGGTGGTCACGATTCACCAGGACTTCACTCGGAGCGGCAAGTCGTTCGCGACGTTCAAGCGGGCCTGCGGAAAATATCGCGGCAATACTTGCGGCTCTGCATACTGAGCCGCCCGCCGCCAGCCCGCAAACGCGGGCTTGCGGCATTAGAAGAGCGTCCCCCTGCTGCTCATTCAAACAGCGTCCACTTCCGCTGGCGCGGCTCCGACCAATCACCGGACCACTCGCCGCGCTGGCGGCCTTTAACTTCGGAGCAAATCAATGGCATGGCCGTACAACACCGATGGCGTCCAGGTCGATCACGACGCCGCGCACAACGCTGAAGACAGGGCCTACGAGAAGGCCGACGAGTCGAGCACGAGGCAGATGTACCAGTCGGAGCAGGCCGAGCATCTGCGGCAGGTCATGGCGGATGCTAAGCGTCCGAAAGTGGTTTGATGTGTGCTGCCGCGAGCCTGGGGAGGTGAGCGGCGGTGGAGAGTGACGCCGGCCTGCTTGTTGCAGGCCGGCTCCGAAGTCCAAGTGTGGTAGCGGTAGCTTGCGAGTCCGTGATAGGGCTTTTCCGAGTTCGAGTCTCGGTTGGACTACTAGCTGCCGCGAGCCTGGGGAGGTGAGCGGCGGTGGAGAGTGACGCCGGCCTGCTTGTTGCAGGCCGGCTCCGAACAACAACGCCGGCGTGGCACGAAGCCTCATACCCGCACGGATGCGGGGCCGGTTTTCCTCGAAGGGAGTCGAGCTATGTTGGTACTTTCGCGTGAAGTTGGTGAGCGAATTATGGTCGGCGATGACATCGTCATCACTGTTTGCCGCATCAGTCCAAACAAGGTTCGGCTTGGGATCGAAGCTCCAAAATCCATGCACATCGCCCGCGATGAACTGGTCGGCACATGCCCGAAGATTCAAACTGGACCCGAAGACGTCGCGGACATCGGACGAAAAACCATCGAAAGGAATCGAGATGTTTTTGCAGATTAAGGTTGGACAGATTTTGTTGATCGGTGACGAAACTCGCGTTGCGTTTGTGTCGATCGACGACGGCGAAACGGTGACGCTGCAAGTCGATTCACCGCTATATCCCAGCGTCGCGAACGAGTTGGACGCAATAAACGACCTTGAATTGTTCGTGGCCGGCGATGGAGCTTGACCAATGCAGATCATTTTTCGGGTTGAGTCAGTGCCAGTCGCACAGCCTCGCCAACGGCATCGGATCGTGGAGTCACAGGGCCGGACATTCTCGCAGAACTACACGCCGAGCAAGCATCCGGCAACGCAATTCAAATCGGACGTGCGGCTCGCTGCGGCGTCAGAAACGACAAGGCCGCTCGAAGGTGGATTACTGCTCGACGTTTTGTTCGTGATGCCGAGGCCAAAGGGAATGATTTGGAAAAAACGGTTGATGCCGCGTGAGGCTCACACGAAGAAACCGGACATCGACAATCTTCTAAAAAGCGTGATGGATGCTCTCAAAGATTTGTGCTGGCGAGACGATTCGCAGGTCAGCGCGGTGACGGCTTGCAAAGTCATTGCGAGCGGTGACGAGATGCCTCACGTTGTTGTCAGTATCAAGGAGGAAACATGAGCGGAAAGTCACCACTACTTCCGTCGCCAATGACTCCAGAACGTGAGGAGCTTATGCGTGCTCGCGCCGCAGCCGGTGAGCAAATCGCACAGCCTGCCGACCAGGGCGGCGTCACCGAGTCGATCCAGCGGCGGCACGCGAGCCAGAACAAAAACGGATTCAGTTCAAACGCGAGGAAAGTCCACAAGACCGGGCCGACCAAAGATGCCAAATTCGACGACGATGGCGACGAGATTGTTGCTGAGACCGACGCCGTGTTGTGGCAGAAGTATTTCGCGACGAGTCCCGGCAGCCGTGCTGCGCGGGGTGCGATGGATGACCTATTGGCCATGAGGGGAAGGAAATGATTTTTGCTCTCGATTTTGATGGCACGTTCGCTGAAGACCAGAAACTCTGGCTCGCGTTCGTCGAGGATTGTTTCGAGCGTGGCCACGATGTTATCACGGTCACGCATCGACGCGACACGTTCCAGAATCGGCAGGAGATGGCGTTCGCCGGTGTCAGTTGGCCGATCGTGTTCGCTGAGGGAACAAAGGCTCAGGCGGCGATCGAGGCCGGCTACGACATCAAGGAAGCCGTGTGGATCGACGACAACCCAGTTGGCATCGGCACCGGCGACGAGAGCCAGCCAACAACGCAATCGGTGTTCGAGATTGAGTTGCGGCACGCTTTGAGCGTGCTGACCGACGGCAGAATGGAGTCGCTGCTGTCTGCTGAGTTCGCGGAACTCATCACACGAATCGAAACCGTGTTGGGAACAACATGAAATACGACGACAGAGGACTTGGTCCGCCGAAAACAACCGACACTCAGCCGGTCACAGTGCGGGCCGAGTGCAAGCAATGCGGAGAGAAGCGGCTGCACCGCTGCGTGCGGCAGGCTGATGGCGATGTGGCCTGCACCTGCCTGAAGTGCGGGCGGGTTGTGGTTGGGAGGTAGAAACGAAGCCAGCGGCGTCGCTGGTACTGGAAGGCGGACCTTTTGCTTGATTGGGGGGAAACGATGGAAAGCATTTTTAATTTACTCAATTCGCCGACGAAACGGGCACGGCGGACCATGATCTATGGTCAACCGGGCGTCGGGAAGAGCGGCCTTGGATCGCGATGGAAAGGCCGCGTGGCGTTCATTACGACGGAAGATGGCCTGCGTGATATTGAGGGCGTTTCGGCGTGGCCGATCGTCACTGTGCTCGGCGACATGCTCCGCCGCAAGGCGATACCGGAAGGCAAGACGCCGAGCCTGATGGCACTCATCAGCGGCATCGCGGCAGCGAAGGGGCCGCTCCCGTTCGACACGCTCGTGATCGACACAATCGACGGCCTTCATCATCTGGTTGTGGAGTACGTCAGCGAGGTCTATACGGACCAAGAGCGTGGTTACGGCAAGGATGTTGGGCTGTTCGCCGACGCTTGGAAAGCGATCCTTAACGCGTTGGAATGGATGAATTTGAATCGCGGTTTGGAGATCGTGTTGCTGGCTCACAGCCAGATTGAAAAGTTCAACGATCCGCTCGGCGAGTCTTACAACTTCTATTCGCCAAGGCTTCACGCGAAGAGTTCTGCACTGGTCTGCGACTGGTGCGACGAGGTGTTTTTTTACAATTATTGCACGATGGTGATTGCGAAAGATGAGGGCTTCAATCGCACTCGCAACGTCGCAGTCGAAGCCGGTCAGCGTTCGCTGTTCACCGCGAAACGTCCGGGCTACGTCGCCAAGTCTCGGCTGGCCAATGTGCCTGAAGAGATTCCAGTGCTCAAGACCTCGACCTATCACGAGCTTATCGGCCAATACTTGCCGACCACGCCAACAGTTCCTTCTGTCGCTGGGTAACTGACCACGCTGTCGCGTGGAACAGGCACCAGCAAATCTGCTCCGAAAGGGCAACACTATGGCTGCGTTAGATTTCGACCCCGCAAAAGTGCAGAACGACGTGATTCCGAAAGGCGAATACCGGCTCGTGATTTCCGGTGCGGAAATCAAGCCGACGAAGGCCGGCGACGGCCTGCGACTCAACCTCAAGCTGACGGTGTGTGGTGGCCAGTACGGCAACAGGACTTTGTTCGAGGGATTGAACATCAAGAATCCCAACCCGACTGCTCAGGCAATGAGTGAGCAGATGTTGAAGAAAATCTGCGAAGCGATCGGCGTGCTGAAGTTGACCGACACCGCCCAACTGCTCAACGGGCAGGGTGGTCAAATCAGCGTTCCGTTTATGGCTTACGTCGATGTCAAAGACAACGACGGCGGCTTGCAAAACGTGCTGAAGAAGCCGCGACGGATTGCGAGCGGAGCGACGTCGACAGCTCCAGTTATGGCTTCAGCGAGTGAGAATGTGCCGCAGGTCGCTGCAAGCAATGCGGCACCGTGGGAAAAATACAATTGACGACCAAGGCACGGGGAAGCCGGGATGTGCCGTACAAATAAAGACACTGGCTTGACGGGCGGGAGAGACCGCCATTTTTCAACGGACACAAAATGAAGATCCAAACACTACCACTGCCGCCGCTATTCGCCCGCGAACGCTATCCGTTCCACCTGCTAGAGGTTGGCCAATGTTTTGCGGTCGCGTGCTGCCCGACCGCACGCCGTGCCATGCAGCAAAATCTATCGAGCATCAGTCGCAAGCCGTCGTTGCGCGGTCGCAAGTTTGCGACACGTTGCACGCCTGACGGGGTTGGCGTTTGGAGGATCGCGTGAGTCTCCCCTTCGGCACCGCCACTTCACTGATCGTCCCGCGCTATTATCAAGACGCCGCTGCGGAAGCGTTGTGGCGTGATATGCGTGACCACTCGCCCGTTGCTGTGCTTCCGACCGGATCAGGCAAGTCGATCATCGTGGCCATGCTGGCCAAGCGTACCATCGACGCTGGCGGGCGAGTGATCGTCCTGCACCCACGCAAAGAGTTGATCGAGCAGAACGCGGCCGAGTGCCGAGCGTTGATGCCGGGCGTTGATGTCGGGCTGTATTCTGCCGGACTCAACAAGCGACATACGGACCACGCGATTGTATTTGCCGGCATCCAAAGTTGTTTCGACAAGGCTCATTTGTTCGGCTCGCGTGAGATCATCATCGCGGATGAATGCCACCTGATCGCACCAGACGGCGAAGGCAGATATCGCACGTTTTTGCACGCCATCAAAGAACTGTGCCCGCACGTGCGACTCTGTGGGATGACCGCCACGGCGTTCCGCACCGGCAGCGGAGCGTTGTGCGGGCCGCAGAATTTGCTGACCAAAGTTGCCTACACGGCCAGCGTTTCGCGGCTGATGACTGAGGGCTATTTGTGCCCGATCATCAACAAACCAATGTCCAGCGAACTCGACACGTCGGGACTGAAGATCATTGCCCGAACGCATGAGTTTGACGCGGCCGACAGCGAGCGGCTGTTCGACACGGATGACCACGTCAATGCGGCTGTGGCTGAAATCTTGAGCAAGACAGTCGACCGGCATTCCGTGCTCGTGTTTTGCTCAGGCGTCAAGCACGCGGGGCACGTTGCCGAAGTGTTGGCCACGATGTCTGGCGAGCGGGTTGGCCTCGTGACGGGCGAGACTATGCCGCTCGAACGATCTAACCTGCTTTCGATGTTCAAGGCGGGAACGCTGCGTTGGCTCGTGAACGTGGACGTGCTGACGACCGGTTTCAATGCCCAGCGAATCGACTGCATTTGTGTTTTGCGTGCCACGGCTTCGCCGGGCCTGTTCGCGCAGATTTGCGGACGTGGATTCCGGGTGCATGAGTCCAAGGGAAACTGTCTCGTGCTCGACCTCGGCCAGAACATTGCCCGTCACGGCCCCATCGACGCGGACGATTACGGAATCCCGAAACCGAAGCAAACACGCGAAGGCGTGGTTGATGGCATGCCGTCAAAAGAATGCCCAGCGTGCGGAGAGCCTCAGCAGATACAAGCGAAGACCTGCACGGAATGCGGGTTCGAGTGGCCGGCCAAGCCTCGCCACGATGCGAATGCGGATATCGAGTCGGCTATTCTTGAATCACAGATCGAGCCGACGGAATACCTCGTGGAAAGTGCTACGTTCAGCCGGCACGTCAAACGCGATGCTCCCGACGCTCCGAACACGTTGCGGATTGATTACGTTTGCCAACTGGCTGAGAGCGAAGGCAACCTGACGCAAAAGACGATCAGCGAATGGGTGTGCCTGGACCACGTCGGCTTCCCAAAACGCAACGCGATCAAGTGGTGGAAAGAACGCAGCCTGGCCGAACTGGTGGAGGACGAGCAGGGCAGCTTGATCGACCCGGCAATCGACCTGTGGCAGCGTGGGGCAGTCGTGGTGGCGAGTCGAATTTGGACCGTGCCGAAAGGCAAGTTCACGCAGATTGTTCGGCAGGAAATCACAGACGAACGACCGGAAGAGTGGGCGGACGAGGGCGAGTTGGGAGAAGAAGCGTTTGATCCATTCGAGGCGGCGGAAGTTCCGTTCTAAGACGTGATCTCAAACCAAGAAAGCAAAACTATGGCCATCAACGAATCAATCCTGAACGACCTGCACAAGCAAGCCACCGCTGCCGCCGCGAGGCCGGTCATTAAGTGGGTTGATATCGACCCACGAACACTGCTGGCCGTGCTCGAACTGGCGTACCGCGCGATGCGGGATGACAGCGTGGCAGGATGCGGCGGCGGATGTTCCACAAATTGAAAGATAAATTTCGTATGTCTCGCTTTTCGTTATCCGACGACCAGACTAAAGCACTGCGACAATTCAAAACATGGCTGGCGAGTGGCTCGCGTGAATTCCGGCTAGGCGGACTGGCTGGCACCGGAAAAACCACGATTGTCAGTCAAATCTGTGAGATGATCGGCCAGTGTGATGTCTTCGCTCCAACCGCACGGGCCGCACAGGTTTTGCGAGCAAAAGGCATCGAAGCCAACACGCTACACTCGCTCTTGATGAAATTCACGCACGAAGAGATTGATGACCGTGGCCGCGTCGTCCCGCAATTCATCGACAAAAATGCTCACCGACAAATTATGGCAGTTGATGAGTCTTCGATGGTGTCGCGTGGTATGTACCAAAAAATCATGCGCTGTGCGGATCGAGTGGTGTGGATCGGCGACTACGGACAACTTCCTCCAGTCGAACAAGACGCGAGTGGATTTTGTTTAATGAATGAAGAAACGCTCAACGCGAAACTAACAACTCAACATCGACACGCCGGCAACGGAGAACTGATCGACTTCGCGAATCACTTGCGAGCAGGTAAATCACCTTCTGAGTTCGTCGCCATCGCGACAGTGACGATCAACCCACCAGTCGCGAACGGTAAGGATGTCGTGCAATATGCTGCCGAGTGTGGCGCTTCGATCGTGATTTGTTACACAAATCAATGGCGAGCAGGCTTCAATATTGAGATGCGTCGATTGCTCGATATGCCGGAAACTGGATTTTGCCAAGGCTTGAAAATTACTTGCTCGAAAAATCACTACCGAGAGAAAATATGCAACGGTGAAATGTTTGAGGTTAAGAGCAACACGGGATCAGAAATCTCGACAACCTGCGGACGAATGTTCCAAGCCACATTCGACAAAACGAAAACAAAGTGCGTGCTGGTTGAAGACGGTTTTGCCGTGACATGCCACAAGGCACAAGGCAGCGAGTTTGCAAAAGTAGTGGTCGTCGAAGATGCGATCGCCTGCCCGCATTGGAGATACACGGCCGCGACACGCGCACAAAAATCACTCACCTATTTTCAAAACCGATAGAGTAAGTAACATGGCATTCACGGATGAGGTTTACGAGAAAGTCATCAAGCTCGCTACACCGTCAGAGTTCTGGAGGTTTCCACCAATACTCGCTGAATTGCCGAATTGGGTACTTTGGTCCGCCGACAAGATTCCGCTTCAACCGAACGGGAAGCCGGCCAAGTCAAACGACCCGTCAACGTGGAACACGCTCGCGAACGTGTTGGCGGTTGCTGACCAGTTCGGCAACCGAATCGGCTTCATGTTTCGAGCGGCTGACGGGCTGGTCGGCATCGACCTCGACGGGGCAGTTTGTGATGGTGCAATCGCACCGTGGGCGTTGCGGATCGTGAAAGCGATGGATTGTTACGCGGAGTTTTCGCCGAGCGGCAAAGGCATACACATCATTTGCCAAGGGGGGTTGCCCGATGGACGCGGACGAAAAACTAAACTTACCGAACCAGCCACAAGCGACAAGCAACCAGGAATCGAAATCTATTCCAACGGGCGTTATTTCACGTTTACTGGCGACGCGATCGGAGGTGAGGTGGTGCCTGCCAGTGATGCACTCAGACGATTACTTGCCGACTATTGGCCAGCCACGATTCCCCAAACCAAAGCCCCGGTAGCGATCAGCGAGCGTGTCCGGCGTTACATGCAGACCATCCCGCCAGCCGTCAGCGGCCAGGGTGGGCACAACCGCACGCTGTGGGCGGCACGTTGCCTCGTGACGGGATTTCAGCTTTCGGCTGAAGATGCGACCAGTCACCTCGCCGAATGGAACCTCGGCTGCCTTCCGCCGTGGTCGGAGCGCGAACTGGCACACAAGATCGAAAGTGCAATCGGCACACAGTGCGACAAGCCGGCCGGGTGGCTGCTGACAGAACGTGAGCCGAGCTATCAATCGAGCGTCGTGCTCGACCTCACGTTGCCGCGTGCGGTGGAGGCGGCAGAGCCGGATGAACCTCCACCACCAGAACTCCGCCGCTTCCCAACGCGATGCCTCGCCGCGCCGGGACTGATCGGCGAAATCGTGGCATTCACGCTCGCGACCGCGATCTATCCGCAGCCCGAACTCGCACTCGCTGGTGCGTTGGCCATGATGTCGCTGATCACCGGCCGCAAAATCTGCGACCGACGCAACACACGAACCAACCTCCAGATCACGACGCTCGGTCCAACCCGCTCCGGCAAAGAGCATCCCCGCACGGTCAACGAAGGCATCCTGCGAGCAGTCGGTTGTCCGAGCCTGTACGAAGAGGCTTCAGCGAGTGCGGCCGCGTTGCATGGCTTCATGGAGGAACAACACGGCGTCGGGATGATGATGTGGGACGAGTTTGGCGACTTCCTCGCGTTGGCACGATCGAAGTCGGGTGGCAACACTCAAGCTGCTCAAATGGTCACCGCCATGACTAAAATGTATTCAGCATCCAAAGGCGTCTACAAAGCCGCCCGCTACGCGGACAACAAAAAGCAGGTCGTGATTGACCAGCCTCACTTCGTTTTGTTCGCCAGTTCTGCACCTGAAATTTTCTGGCGGCACGTCACGAGCGACTACCTGGCTGGCGGCTTCATGGGCCGAATGCTGCTCTTTCCGGGACGCGGGGCGGTGCTGCCGAACTCTGACGCGGCACCAGGGGCCGAAATACCAGCCGCGATCACCAATCAAGTCACGCAATGGCTCGCGTTCCCCGGAGACGTTGTGCCGGGCAACCTCAAGACCGCGAAAGCGAGAGTTGTGCCACACATTCCCGAAGCATGGGCAAGGTACGTTGAGCACGAATTCAAGATCGCGAAAGCACGCATCAAGGAAGATAATGTCAGGGCCGCAATGTGGGGCGGCACTGCCGAGAACACAGCCAAGCTGGCACTGCTGTTCGCGTGCAGCCGCGTTGGATTCTTCGGGCTTGAAATCACGCTGGCGGACGTTGATTTGGCAATCGCGTTATCAAATTGGCTGACCGAGCAGAAAGTAGACAGCACAGGGAAAAACGTGGCCGAGACACAATCAGAGAAGGACTACGCACTCATCGACCGCATCACGCTCGCGGCTGGACCAAAAGGGATCGCGGCGTGGAGTTTGAATCGGAAGCTCAGGTCGATCCAGCCGTATCTCCGCGACCGATACCTGCTCGACATGCTGACCAATCACGACCTCGATATCGTCGAATCCGCGACCGGCGGAACACCTCAAAAAATGTATCGGCACGTCGCGTTTCGGTCAAAACCCATTGCCAAAACCTAAAACCAGTTACCAAAAAAACTTGGCAACAGGTTTGAACCTGTTACCAATTGCCAAACCGGTCGCCAACTCGGTTGGTAACGCTAAGTCGTTGCGGCGTAAAGGAAAAGTAGACCTATTACCTATTACCATCAATAAATAGAAAACCTCTCTCTATAGGCTTTTATCATTTCCCCCTTCGCGTGCGCGAGGTTTGGTAATCAAATTGCACTCATAACGAAGCTTTTATGCGTTCCAAACTATTTTGGTAACTTTCTCGAATTGGTATCAATTTGGCTTTCTTCTCTTGCCGATAATGGTATCATTAACCCGCCAGACACAACCAACCACAAACAAAGGGACACGAAAATGACGACCAACGAACTGAAATGGGCCTTCGCAGTACAAGCCGACGATCACGACCTTGGCTCCGCCGCAGTGAAGTTTCTGCGACCGACACGCGAACGAGCAGAGTGGTCAGCGGACTTGATGCGGCAATGCGGATACCGCGCCGTAACGGTGAAAGCCTTCCTGCTGAATCAAGAGGCTGCGAGAGACATTGACACGGAGACGCTGAGAAAGATCGCGAACGAACTGGTGGCAGCATGAAAAAGAAAACGAAGGGGGACGGGCGAAAGCCCGCCCCCGTGGGCAACCCACAGGTTAACATCCGGTTTTCTGAGCCGCTTGGCACGCGGCTGGCCAGTGATGCGAAGAATGGCGGCGTGACGATCCAAGCCGTCATCATCAGCATCCTCGCCGAGCACTACCGCATCGAGGTCGCCGCTCCCAGGCGTGGGCGGCCACGTGTTGTCGAATAGGGGGGGGGGCTTGTAAGGTACTTCCGGCCAGTTTTTTCCTAGATACCACATACTTACCCCCATCCTGTTGAGTTTTTCTATCAAATCGCCGCAAAACGTAAGGGGTAGGGGGCGGTGCGAATCCGACCGCAACGCTTTTGAAATGACACGACACCGAAACAGAATGCGAAGACGGGAGCCGATTGAACCGGTTGCGGTTGCTTCGTTGCCAGCGACGACACAACCGACGCAGTCAATCCTACTGACTGACCCGCATCACAACCGGGCTGACGTGGCAATGATCCGCACGGCGATTCGTCGCAAGTGGAAGATACCGGACGCGGCGTTTGATGCGTTGCCTGGGCTGGTGTTGCAGTTGGCGACGGACAAAAATCAGAAGGCCGAGACTCGGTTGAAGGCAGTGTCATTGGTGCAGGCGATGCACGACCAGAACGGGAATGGGAAGCGGGAGTCACGAAAGCCTGAGGGGGTGACTGTGAATGTTGGAGTCAGTGTTGACCAGCGACGAAGCCGCATCCTTGAAATCTGCCGCACTGCTAATGAGCGGGGAGGAGTTGGCGGAAGTCGAGCGGTTGATGGCGGGGGAAGCGGCGAACCTGCTGAGTGAGGCCGAGGACGATGACCGGCTGACAACCAAAATTCAGCTCGACCGTGAGCGAACGGAGCAGTCGCAGGCCATCACTCTTGGTTTCGTCGTCGATCCAGTCCGCCGCGAGTCGTGCCGGCACAACTTGCGGCTTTACGCTTGGACGTATTTCGAGGCGTCGTGCTGGCGTGGTTTCGCTCCGTACCAGGAAGAGATGCTGGCGACGTTTCAAGAGGTGCTGTTGCACGGCGGCAAGAAGGCGCGGGCCGTGCGGCGTGGCGGACTCAAGAGCACGTTGGCCAGGATTGCGACGGCGTGGGCGGTGGACTTCGGGCATCGGCGTTTCCCGGTGTTGGTTGGCGCGACGGACGACAAAGCGAACGAGCATCGCGACAACTTTCTTGACATGCTTCGAGCGAGCGAAAAGCACACTGAGGACTTTCCTGAATGGAAGCCGGTGATGTTGAAGCGAGCGAATCCAAAGAAGATGCTGCGGCTTGGCGGCGAGTTGCTGGTGGTCACGGCAAAGGATGAGCGAGGCACGATTGTCTTTCCGAGGATCGACTTCGTTCGCGACCGCTTCGGGAACGCGATCGAGTGCGAGGCGTCGGAGTGCCGCGTCTCGCCGTATTCGATGCAATCAACGGACGTATCTGGCCTGTCGTTCGTGAACACGTCCGGCGAGGTGGTGCGGCCTGATGCGTTGATCTTCGACGACGTGCAAACTCCGCAATCGGCTCAGTCGTTTATGATGACGAGCAAGCGAGAGAACTCGATTTGCACGACGTTCATGGGCTTGGCTGGATTGGGCGAGACCATTGCGGCGATCATGGTCTGCACAGTGCGGGAGGAAGATGACCTCACCATGCGGTTTTGTGACCGCAAGAAGCATCCCGATTGGGATGGCCAGACGTTTCCGATCTTGCTGGTCGAGCCGTCGAGCAAGGAAGCGAAAGAACGTTGGGCAGAGTACGGGTTGAAACTGCGAGACGGCGACACGCCGGAAGCGGGGTTCGCATCGGCCACGGCGTACTACGTCGAACATCGTGCGGAGATGGACGCCGGCGGCATTGTCGCGTGGGAAGACGACAAAGAAGACAACTACGTCTCTGCGTTGCAGTGGTGCATGACCATGAGCATCTTGCAACCGGATTACTTCCGCTGCGAGTTGCAACAAAAGGGAGCGAGGCCGAAGGGGTCGGCAATTCAGTTGGAAGCGTCGCAGATCGTGAAGCGGTTCAGCGGTGTGCCGCGTGGGATCGTACCGGCATGGGCCAGCTATCTCACCGCGTTCGTGGACTCTTCCGATCACGTTCTTTGGTTCGCGGTCGTGGCGTGGAAGCAAGACATGACTTCGCAGATTGTGGAGTGGGGAACGTGGCCGGACCAAGGGCGGCAGCAATTTTACAAGTCGGACCTGCAACGAATGCTCGAACACGAACTACCGGGAGCCTCGTGGGAAGAGGCATTCGTCAACGCTCACAATCGGCTCGATGACTTCCTGCTCGGTCAGGACTGGCCGACTGAAGACGGCAAGACGCGACAGATCGACTTGCTGCTCAAAGACTGGAGCGACGGCGGACAGAAGCCGCGGATCGAGTCGCAGATCATGGCAAGCAAGTTTCGGTCACGCATCAGACCAAGCAAGGGATTCGCTCCGAAGCCGGGGAAGAAACCGATCCACGACTACGGTGACAAGCAACGCGATCGTGACACGAAATCGTTTTGGGTTGAGCGGCGAACCGAGCAGCCGGTGCATGTTCAGTTCGATGCCAACATCTTTAAGGCCAACGTCGCACGTCGGCTGCAAACAATCGTCGGCGCACCGTCGGCGATGATGTTTCCGGGCGACAACGAATCCGAATTGATGCTGCTGGCCGAGCATTTAACGGCAGAGCGAGCGTTGCCGATTGTGTATGATGGCTCGCCGGGGATCGTGTACGAGGCTATCCCAGGGCGTGACAATGATTGGCTCGACTGCATCGTCGGCAATGCGGTGGCGGCTTCTATGCTGGGGTGCTCTTTGGCTGGTGAAGTTCAACAGAAACGAGCGGTGCGGACATTCAAACTACCTGTGAGAGTGTGATGGACTTGCGGACGTTTTCGCTTCCGGGCGGTGTAAAATGCGGCAACTGCGACGCCGTGCTGACACGCGTGAATCGGACGGTGACGACGCAAGGGCTGGTGATGCGTGAGCGTGTCTGCGAGTCGTGCGGCAAGTTGAACACTACGAGCGAGCGAGTGATTGATACACGCGAGCGTCGTCGATATTTGCACGAGGCTGCGGAGTAGGATTGACAAACGAAACGCAATCGGTATTTTGTGTGCCAGTTGATGGGCAAGATCAACGCGACCGAACAAATTGAAAGCCGTCACAGGCTAACAAACGAAGCCGCGCCAACTTGCCCTTGGTCGCGGCTTTTTTCGTTTGAAAGGAACGGAAAGGAGAGGACGGGACAGGAGAGGAGCGGAGGGGAGCGGATGGGAATGGCTCTTCTTTCCGCCGTCGCAGAAATGTGACGGCGGAACTTCCAAAGGAGAGGAGGGGAGGGGACTGGACGGGAGGGGAGAGGAGAGGAATGGAACGGAACGGAGAGGATTGGTTTTTTTTCAACACTCAAACACGCAAGGGCAAGCAATGCAAACATTGACAGTCAGACTGAGGGGCACGAGTCCAACAATTATTCACAGCGGCCAGATGGCCAACCCGATGAACAAATTCGCGAAGGCGTTGAAGGTCATCACCGGCAAACGAAAGAAGGCCGATGAGGACTTCGAGGCGATGGCCAAGATCGAATTCATGGGGTCGCTCTATCTGTGTGCTGATGGATCACCAGGTTGGCCGGGGGAGAACATCGAGGCCATGCTGTGCGAGGCGGCACGAAAATCCAAAGAGGGCAAGATCGCCAAGATGGCAATCTTCGTTGATGGCGTGTGCCCGCTGATTTACGCCGGGCCGAAGACGGCTGACGGGCTGTGGGAGAAGGAAGAGTTCCGCATCGTCGCAGCGGTGAAGGTCGGCATGTCGCGGGTGATGCGAACGCGGCCGATCTTCCGGCAGTGGGAATTGGTCGTGCCGATTCAATATGACGAAAAGTTGATCGACGAAGCGAACGTGCTGACGTGGGTGAACGTGGCCGGTGCTCAGATTGGGCTGAGCGATTGGCGACCGAGGTACGGCAGGTTCAGCGTGAGCGAAGAGAAGTAAAGGAGGAGAACGGACTGGAGAGGACTGGACGGGAACGGAGGGGATTGGATGGGAAAGGACGGGATTGGACTGGAATGGAGGGGAACGGAATGGCTCTTCTTTCCGCCGTCGCAGAAATGTGACTGCGGAACTTCCAATGGATGGGAGAGGAATGGAGCGGACGGGAGAGGAGAGGACTGGACGGGAAGGAAAAGGAATGGCTTCTTTCACAGAAAGGAAAACTGATGGACGGACAAGAAACATACCCGATCGACACGACCGACCTGCACAAAGGATCGGTTGTCACGATGGCTCGATTGATCGAAATCACGAAGGCAATGCCGGGCACGTCGCGCTATGCGTTTCGTTTGTTGCGGTTGAAGAACTTCATCGCGAAGGCGTTGGCGCGACGTGGCGAACCGGCGACGTGTGTCATTCGTCAGAACGAGATTGTGATTCTGACTGACGCGGAAGCGAACCAATACAACTTCAGTTTCGCAGGCAGTGGTGCGAGGCGGATTCGCCGATCGACGATCCGGCACGCGACGATTGACCTGTCGAAGCTGACGCCGGACGAGCGGCTTGATTGGGACAAAAAGGCGGGCCGGCTGGCGATGATGGTCGAAGGGCTGAAGGTAAAGGCGTTGCCCGCACCGGAGCCGCATAAACGGTTGCAGTGAAAGGAGCGGAATGGAGCGGATAGGAATGGAGTGGAGGGGATGGGACTGGAGCGGAGGGGAATGGAGCGGATTGGAATGGCTCTTCTTTCCGCCGTCGCAGAAATGAGACGGTGGAACTTCCAAAGGACTGGATGGGAGGGGATGGGATTGGAAGGGAGAGGAATGGAAAGGACGGGAAGTAATCAAAGCCCGCTGGGAAAACTCAGCGGGCTTTTTTTGCAATCGCCACTAATAGCAAAGCTGCGTTGTGGTTGCGGAATGTGTCGGCATCATGCCGAGCATGTCCGACGCCACCGACATTGCCGCGATTGATGCCGCGCTCGCGAAGCCTGCTTCGCAGGCGGCTGACGGTGTGTCTGAGTCCAACCGCTCGGCATCCGATTTCATCGCGTTGCAGAATCACCGCAGAGCGTTGGCGGCTGCCAATGACCCCGCCGCGTTCTTTCGCGGCATGACGTGCAAGATCGTCGCACCAGGGGGGCCGTAACGTGCTCAACTGGATGAAGCGATTCTTGCCGAGGACGATCAACGCTCGTTTTGACATCGCTCAAACGAACGCCGACAACCGCAAGCATTGGGCGAACGCTGATTCGCTGTCCGCACGGGCCTCGATGTCGCCGGCCGTTCGTCGCGTCATTCGCATTCGCTCGCGCTACGAGTCCGAAAACAACTCGTGGTACAGCGGCGTGCTCCGCACTGCGACGAACCACATCGTCGGCTGCGGTCCTCGTCTGCAAGTGCTGACCGACAACCCGGAAGCCAATACGCGATTGGAACGGGCATTCGGGAACTGGTGCCGCAAGATTCAACTCGCCGACAAACTGCGAACGGCGGTCGAGGCGTATTGGCGAGACGGCGAAGTTTTCTTCATGCGGTCGGAGCGTCCTCGCAATTATCCGATGACGCTGGACCTGCGGACGTTCGAGACGGAACAAGTTGCCTCGCCGATGATGGGATCAATTCTGTCTGATCCGTTCGTCGATGACGGCATCCGCTTCGATCAAGCTACGAACGAGATCGAGTATCACGTCTTCGACCGGCATCCGGGCGGAATCAATCCGGTTTCGACGCTCAGCGGCCAGTGGTATCCGTCGCGCGAAGTGCTGCACCTGTTCCGAGCCGAGCGGCCTGGGCAAGTGCGAGGGCTTCCGCGAGCGACTCCTGCGTTGCCGTTGCTGCCAGTGATGCGACGTCAGCAGATGGCGACGCTGTTCTCTGCCGAGACTGCCGCGAACTTCGCCCTGTACCTCAAGAGCAATTCGCCAGCGATTGACCCGACTGCTTCGCCCGCCGACTTCGCCGAAATCGAGATGGCTCGCAACATGCTGACCACGTTGCCGAGCGGTTGGGACATCGGGCAGGTCGAGCCGAAGCAGCCAGGGCCGAACTACAAAGAGTTCCAAGATCACACGCTTAAGAGCTTCGCGCGTTGCACCAACATGCCGTACCCGCTCGCGGCCGGTACTGCTCAAGACAGCAACTTCAGCAGCTTCAAGGGCGACATGCGAAACGTGTGGCGGCCGGAAGTGTTGAGCGAGCAAGACCGAATCGAGACGTCGATCATCGAACCAATCTTCGCTTGGTTCCTCGAAGCGGCCATCTACGTTCCCGGCTTGCTGGACGGACTGCCGCAACTTTCGGAAATCAATCATCGTTGGCATTGGCCACCGTTGCCGGACCTCGACCCGGTGGACACAGCAAACGCGGCCTCGATCAAGCTCGGCAGCGGTCAATCGACGCTGACACAGATTCACGCGGACGCCGGCCAAGATTGGGAGACCGAAGCGACGCGAGCGGCGACCGACTTCGGCGTTGACGTGGCGACGTACAAGGCGGCGTTGTTCGCGAAAACATTCGCCTCGCCGGGTGCCGGTCAATCAGCAGTCGGTGGAATGCCAGGTGCTGCACCAGCGGCGACGGCGGGAGCATTCACCGGCACGAAGCGACGCGATTTTACGAACAACCAAAAAGCGACGGCGGAAGTCCTCTCGGCAATGATCGCTGGAACGTCCGAAGTGTTGACAAAAGCGAGCCTTTTGCGACTCGGTTGGGATGATGCGGCGGCTCAGGCGTTGATCGACGATGCCCGCGATGGTGCGATTACGTCACCAAACCTGGACCCGGCTGCGAGCGGATCGGCGGTGCCGGTATGAAAAATCTCAGCTTGCTCGCCTCACTGAATTTGAAAGCGGACGGTTCTCCGCGACGCTTTTCAATCCTCGCATACTCCGGCGGAAAGCTCGCCGTTGATGGCTTCGATCTGCCGGTGATTGTCGATCTTGCCGGCCTGACGATTCCTGCCAGCGTTCCGATTTTGATTGACCACACGAAGTCCGTCGAAGCAACGCTCGGCCTGACGGACACGATCACCAACGACGGCAGGACGCTGTTGATGGCGGGTGCGGTAACAGGTCAATCGGCAATGAGTCAGCAAGTCCTCGCACAGGCGGCGGCAGGTCATCAGTGGCAAGCGTCCATCGGTGCGTTGGTCGGCGACACGGTGGAGATCGCCGCTGGTCAATCAGTCACGGTCAACGGCCAGACATTCCAAGGGCCGGTCATCGTCGCAAAACAATCTGTTCTCCGCGAAACGTCCGTCCTCCCGATGGGGGCCGATCCG